GAACAAGCGTGCTGAGATGTGGGGTGAGATGAAGGAGTGGTTGACCTATGGCGTGATAGATAATGACCCTAGACTGGTAGAAGACCTCACAGGTCCTGAGTATGACATACACATGAGGGGTCAGATAAAGTTGGAGACTAAGGCGAATATGAAGAAGAGGGGGTTGTCCTCACCAGATCATGGTGATGCCCTAGGACTGACCTTCGCAGAGCCTGTGGGTAGAGTAGACATGAACCTCAATAAACGCAGAGCTAGGATGGCTAACAGAACAGCTGTATCGGATTATGACATATTCAGCACATAGTTGTGATAAACTAAGTTATAATCGCGAAAACTAAACAAGGAGAAAGATATGTCGTTTTTATTCGGAGGTGGCGGTTCAGCACCAGCACCTAAACCAATTCCAACAGTACAACATGAAGAAGTTAAAGCAGCGGGTGATGCAGCACGTAGACGCTCAAGAGCAGCTAGTGGTAGAGCATCAACAATGCTGACCTCTGGTGGACTAGGTGATCTTAAAACATCTGTGGTCAAGCTACTGGGTGCGTAGATAGATGGCTTGGAGAGATCAGTACACTAACTATGGCTCGTATGAGTCAGAGGTAGCGCGTGGTAAGATAGCAGGTGCTAGACCGTTCTATTCGTTCGGTGAGATAGATACGTCAGGTGCTGTAACTGATCACATGGTGTGGCCGATGGCTGGCACACCTGCTCTAACTGTACCTACGGGTATTCAGATGAACATTAGTTCCACAAGTGTTAATGATGCGTCAGCTGACACTGGGATACGCACAGTTAAGATTCATTACTTGGATACTTTATTAAACGAGCAGACTGAGGTTGTCACCATGAATGGTACAACCGCTGTTAATACGGTAGCAACAGACATTAGGTTTGTAAACAGTATGCACATCATGTCAGGTGGCACGTCTAAAGACGCGGACGGTGTTATTAGTTTAAAGAATAGTTCGATTACGTATTCGCAGATTTTAGTAGGTAAGAGACGTTGTAGCTCTAGTGTTAGAAGAGTACCTAGGGGTAAGAGACTGATGATTACATCGTTATATGGCGCTAGTTCATCAGGTACAGCCGCTGCGTCTGCTATAGTAAGATTAGTAACAACGGGTGTTAATGGTGATGATTTTACATCTGATTCTATAACATTTCCACACGCTGGTATTGCTGTTCAAGACACATCTGCTACAATGAACTTAACCATGCCCTTTCCTGTAGAGGAAGGTCAGGTTGTAGGATTAGAGGTAACAACTGATAAGAGTGCTATGGTGGATGCTGGATTTATGGGGTGGGTAGAGGATGTATAATTGACTGTAACAAAGTCGGACTTTGATCCTACGGTATTAGGTCAGTATGAAGATCCTCCAGCACTGCTACACTTTCAATGGGAAGGTAAGCGGTGCGGTAACTCTGTATTCAGGTATGTGTTGGCTGAGATAATAGAGCCTAACGAGATAAATGCTCGGACTAAGCGTACAGAAGATGAAGCTGGTATGACTGAAGAGGAACTTTGGGAAAGAACGATTAATAATTTAAGGGAAGAGTGATGGTAGATTTAGATCAGGTACTTCATAACTTTAACAATGTTAAAGGTAACAGAACCACTTGGGAAAGCCACTGGGAAGAGATTGCTGAAAGGGTATTACCTAGACAGACAGGATTCGTAGGCGACCAAGTAAAAGGTGAAAAGAAGACACAGAAAATCTTCGACTCTCGCCCACAGATAGCACTAGACAGATTCGCTGCGGTCATGGACTCAATGTTGACTCCAAGACAACAGAAGTGGCACAACTTGAAGACAACAGATGAGTCTTTGAACAAGGACCATGATGTTAAGGCTTACTTCTATGAAGTAAACAACATTCTACATTCAGCACGATACTCACCTAAAGCAAACTTCGCGTCACAGAACTTTGAGCGCTGGATCAGCATGGGTGCGTTTGGTACTGGTAGTCTATTTACTGACTTTGTTCCAGGTGTTGGTCTAAGATACCGTTGTGTTAATCTAAGAGATACTTACTTCCTAGAGAACCATCAGGGAATTATTGATACTGTTTACCGTGAGTTTAAGTTTACAGCTCGTCAAGCAGTTCAGCGATGGGGTACTGACATGATGCCTGAGCGTATTGTTAAGGCATTAGAAAACCCTAAACAGAACCAAGAGTTCACATTCATTCATGTGGTTGCACCCAGAGATGATTTCCAAAGAGGTCGCATGGATGCTAAAGGTATGCCTTACTCCTCATACTATATCTCAGTTCAAGATAAGCAACTAGTAGCACCTGAAGGTGGTTACGGTTCATTCCCATATTCTATTAGTCGATACGTGACTGCACCAGATGAAGTCTACGGACGCTCACCTGCAATGACAGCACTACCTGACATCAGGATGCTTAATGAGATGGCGAAGACAGATATTCGTGCAGCTCATAAACTAATTGATCCGCCACTACTATTACACGATGATGGTATGTTAGGCGGTGGTGCGATGACAATCAACATGACACCAGGTGGTCTAAACATGGGTGGCGTTAGTCGTGACGGTCGCGCACTGATTCAACCACTACAAACTGGTGCTAGAGTTGATATTGCTGAAGCTAAGATGGAGCAGCGTAGACAAAGTATTGATAACGCGTTCCTTGTAACATTGTTCCAAATCTTAGTTGACACACCTAGAATGACTGCTACTGAAGCTCTTATTAGAGCGCAAGAAAAAGGAATGTTGTTGACACCTACTATGGGTAGACAACAGTCTGAAGCACTAGGTCCTCAGATTGAACGTGAGTTAGAGTTGTTACAGTCGCATCAGATGTTACCACCTCTACCACCAGCACTAGAAGAAGCAGGTGGTGATTACGAGATTATCTATGATTCGCCAATGTCGCGTATGCAGAGAGCTGAAGAGCTTGTTGGTGTTCAGAGAACGATGGAGCTGTTAGCACCATTTGCTCAAATTGACCCGACTGTATTAGATGTGTTTGATAGAGATGCTCTTGCTAGAATGACTGCCGAAGTATCAGGTGTTCCAATGCCTATATTACGTAGTCCTGAAGATGTTGAAGGTATTAGAAAGCAACGTGAAGAAGCAGAACAGCAACAACAGATGGTAGAACAAGCAGGTCCTATGGCAGCTGCTATGAAAGATGCTGCTCAAGCTAATCAGATGTTGACACAACAATGAACTTAAACCCACTTACAATCCATAGACAGAGAGCGTATCAAAACACTTTCAATAACCACGAAGGTAAAAAAGTATTAGCTGATTTAAGACGTTTCTGTAGAGCGACAACACCTACAGCAGATGTTAATAATGAGCGAATTACTTATCTTTTAGAAGGTAGGCGAGAGGTGTGGTTGAGGATTCAAGCATATTTAAATTTAACAGAAGAAGACATATACAACCTGGTTGAGGAACACACCCCAATCAATGAATGATTTATAACAACGGAGTAAGATAATGGAAACAGGTACTGCCGCCCTATCGGGCGATAACGGTGCTAGCAATGCTAGTGCTAATGAAGGACAAGCATCAGCATGGAACGCTGGATTTGATGAAGACACTAACGCCTATGTAGATAACAAAGGGTGGGGTGGTGTTGAAGATGTGTTGAGTTCGTATAAGAACTTGGAGAAATTTCAAGGTGGTGCTAAGAACCTAATTGAAATGCCAGGTGTTGACGCATCGGACGATGATAGAAGTAGTTTCTTTAATAAACTAGGTCGACCTGAAACAGCAGACCAGTATTCTTCAGAGTTACCTGAAGGTGGTGATTCTGATTTCTTTAACTGGTTTAGAGATACCGCTCATGCTCAAGGCATGACTGATTCTCAAGCATCTGGTTTACTTACTGCTTATGAAGAGATGAATGCTTCACGTATGGAAGCATACGAGACTGGTCAGAGAGAAGCGTCCGAGAAAGCAATCGGTGATCTACAGAAAGAGTGGGGTCAGGGGTATGATGCTCAGATGGATATGGGTAAACGTGCTGTTGCTGCTCTAGGTTATGATGAACAATCATTGACGGACTTAGAAGGAAAGATGGGTACGTCTGAAATGTTAAAGTTATTTGCTAATCTTGGTTCTAAGATGGGCGAAGACTCTTTTGAAGATGGTTCTCGTGGTAGCAGTAACGGCTCATTCGGCCTTACTCCTGCAACAGCACGTCAACAGATGTCTGACTTAAAACTAGACAAATCATTCATGGGTGAATACTTAGGTGGTAACCCAGACGCTGTTAATAAAATGAAGCGTTTGATGGAAGCTGCTCATGGATAGCATTGAGGTTAGAATGCGTATTGTGGAGGCAGTGCTTCCACAAGCATCAAGAGTTGGCTTAATAGATTCGGAGATTATTGTAAAAACTTGCACAGTGTTGGAAAACTATGTGTTAAAATCCGAATTAAGTGGGAAGAAGTCGAACCCGCAACCTAAGAAGGTAACAACTAAGCCTCGTAGATGAGACAACTTAGAATGACCCGATTAGTTTAAGCCCTATCATTACGATGGACAAGCTACCTTAATATCGACTGAATTTTTTAATTTTAGGAGCTTGTTATGAGTTTTGAAGTAAATACTGCGTTTGTACAGCAATATTCAACTAATGTTGGTTTATTGTTGCAACAACGAGGAAGTAAGTTGCGCGAGTGCGTAACTATGGGTAGCTATACGGGTAAAGCCGCTAAAGCTGTTGAACAAATCGGTTCTGTTACTGCACAAAAGCGTACATCACGCCACAGTGACACACCATTAATCTCTACACCACATGATGCACGTTGGGTATTCCCAACTGACTACGAGTGGGCTGACTTAATTGACGATGCTGATAAATTACGCATGTTGATTGATCCAACTAGTCCGTATGCTCAGAACGGTGCATACGCTTTAGGTCGTGCTATGGATACAGACATCATTGATGCTGCTCTTGGTACATCTAAAACTGGTGAGAACGGTACTACTAGTACAGCGTTTGCATCTGCACAACAGATCGCAGCTGGTGCAGCTGGTCTTACTGTAGCTAAGCTACGTGAAGCTAAGAAGATTCTTCTTGCTAACGAAGTAGACGTTGAAAACGATCCTTTATACATTGCTGTAACTGCTAAGCAGTTAGACGATATGCTTGGTACTACACAAGTAACATCTGCTGATTACAACACAGTTAAAGCACTTGTACAAGGTCAAGTAGATACTTTCATGGGCTTCAAGTTCGTTCAAACTGAACTTCTTGGTGTTGATGGTTCTTCTGATCGTAGAGTTATCGCCTGGGCTAAGTCAGGTGTTCATTGTGGTGTATGGAACGACATTTCTGGTAAAGTTACAGAACGTGCCGACAAGTCATACTCAAATCAAGTGTACGTTAAAGGTACATTCGGTGCTACAAGAACTGAAGAAGGCAAGGTTGTTGAAATCTTGTGTTCTGAATAATAGGAGAATATTATGTCTAGTGTAAAAGGTACTAATATTACTGCGATGGACGCAACTCCATCGACAAAGGTTAAATCTGCTCAAGTGCATGGTCGCATGAGAGTAGCATTTGATACATACGAGGCTTCATCTTTGGTAGCTGGTAGTGACATCACTGTTGCTCGTCTACCTAAGGGTGCAACTGTATATGACGTTGTTATTATTCATGATGCGCTGGGTGCTTCATCTACTTTGAAAGTAGGTGACGCTTCTGACGATGATCGTTACATTACTGCTACAGCATCAACTGCTGCTAACGGTAAGATCATCATGAGTGAAGACGGTGTTATTGGTGGTTTCGGTTATGAGAATACTGCTCAAACAGATGTGATTATCACAACTGCGGGTGCAACTATCTCAGGTACTATCAAATCGGCAGTTTACTACACAGTAGACTAAGCTAACCGAAAGGGGTGAGATACCCCTTTCCCAAATTATGAGGTGTGTAGATGTCATCAGTTGTAGATATTTGTAATAGAGCGCTTGACAAGTTAGGTCATGGCGCAATCACAAGTCTAACAGACGGTACAAAAGCCTCGAACCTATGTACAAGAACATGGGATATTGTCCGTGACCAAGTGTTGCGTGACCACCCATGGAATTTCGCAGTACAAAGAACGACTACTGCGCCAAGCGCTACACTTCCAGACTGGGGGTTTAGTTATCAGCATCCTGTTCCATCGGATTTATTACGGTTAATAGAAGTTCGTGATTTATCAGCAGGTGAGTATCAAGTAGAAAGTAATCACATCTTAGCGGATAGTGATGTTCTATATATTCGATACGTTGCTAGAATTACAGATCCTGTTAAATTTGACTCTTTATTCGTTGATGCTGTTTCATCAAGACTAGCTTACGAGCTATGTGAAGCCTTGACTCAGAGTAATACTAAACGAAATATTCTCTGGGAAGAGTACACAGATGGATTAACTCGCGCTAAACGGGCTGACGCTCAAGAAAACCCACCGATGGTTCTTGAAGAGGACGACTGGGTTAATGCGAGGTATTAAGAGTGCCTAAAGCATCACCGATACAAAATCAATTTAATGCTGGAGAGCTATCTCT